TATTGAGTAGATGCTCCTCCAAATTCTCCTGTAGCTTGATTTGGATAATTAGTAGGGGTTGAAGGTGTAGTTGTAGTAGGAGCAGATATAGGATTTATATTATCTAACCCTGTTTGGCCTTGAATAATAGTATTAGGTTGTATATTAGGGTTATAATTAATAATATATTGATTAGTAGGACCCCAAACTTGACTATATAAATTAGGTCCACTATTAAATTCACCTTGAACAAACTGTGGATATTGAGTAGGATCAAAAGGAACAGTTGTTGTAGGAGCTACATTAGAATTAGTGTTATCTAAACCTGTTTCATCTAATGTTGTTGGTTGTAGTGTGTCAAAGTTTATAGGATTATTAACATAATTATTTTCATAAGTATTGTTAGGTCCGTATTGTGAAGAATATTGGTTAGAATTAGATCTAAATTCACCTGTGGATTGATTTGGATATTGAGTAGGATCTACTGGTGTAGTAGTTGTAGGAGCAGATGCTGGGTTGATATTGTCTAATCCTGTCTGGCCTTGAATAATAGTATTAGGTTGGGTATTAGGATTAAATGTGTTTAAATAAGTACTAGTTGGAGTATATATTTGATTAAAGTTATCACTTTTACCTCCAAATTCTCCTGATGCTAAACTTGGGTATGAAGTATTAGTACTAGGAGAAATTGTTGTTGATATTAAACCTATATTTTCTACATCTAAACCGGTTTCATCTAAACTATTAGGTTGAACATTTGGATCATAAGTATTTAAATATGTGTTATTAGGACCATATATTTGAGAATATTGGTTTGAAACAGAGTTATATTCACCTGTAGCTAAATTAGGATAACTAGTATTATTAATAGGTGACACTGTAGTAGGGACAGCATTTGGATCTGTATTATCTAATCCAGTCTCTGGTAATGATTGGGCTAATGGGCTTGTTGGAGCACCTACTACTACATCATTATAATTAATAACAGGGGACCATATTTGTAAAAATTGAACTGCACTTTGACCTAATCCACCTACTGCTGTAGCTGGGTAAACTGTTAAAGTATTAGGAGTAGTAGTTGAAGGTATAAAATTAGGATTATCTACATCTAATCCAGTTTCTGCTAGAGTTGGAGGTTGAATACCAACATTTGTCCCCCCAGTAAATGAGTTTACGTAAGTATTATTTGAATCCCATACTTGTTGAAATTGAGTAACACCTGTATTAAATTCTCCAGTAGGGGTTCCAACAGGACCATTACCTTGAGTGGGTATTTGTTCTACATCTAATGTAGTTTTATTTTGAATGAATAAATCTAATAAACCCATATTATTTTATTATAAATATTAAGAAAAGAAAAGCCCACATTACTGTGGGCCTTTTTATGTTTAAATAGCGAATATTAGAAGTTCAATACGCAGTAATCCATTCCAACAGTCATTGTGATATTTACAGCTTGGTTTTCAGTATCCCAGTTATAATCACCAAAGTTGGCTTCTTTAATAAATGCGCCTTTTATAATCCATTCACTAACAACATCACCTACAGGTCCTAAAACGTCTAACACTAAGTCCTTTTTATAGAAATCAGAGTATCCATCGCGTCCTGTTACTGATTCGTGGTGTAAACGTACCCATTCCATTACTGATTGAGCTCCAGAAGGTGTGATTGGATCAAATAGGGTCATTTGAATATCACCCCATGTTGTTTTTCCTTTAACCTTTCTGTATACATTAATATGGTTTAGTACTACTTCACCCTGTGATACAGTTACAGCGTTTACTCCTTTAACTAGGTAACTAGGAACACCATCCATATAAAGGATGAATCTGTTAGCCTGTTTTGGTTCGAAGGCTGTGAAGAATATTTCGTTTGCGTTTAATATTGCCATTGTCTTTTATTTATTATAAATATTCAATCTTTAAAAATTATGCTGGGAAACTTGCTCCAGTTGGGGTAATGTTGAAATCTAAGTAAATGAATTCAGCTGTTTTAGTTGGTTGTAAATAAATTTGACCTACTAATTCATTTCTATCAATTACATCAACTGTATTGTTAGTACTATCCATTACTACTTTAAAAGCAAATAATCCTTGTCTTTGTTGAACGTTTTCTAAGTATGGGTTTACTTGAGCTAAGAAGTTATTTCTTGTAGCAATTGTATTTTGTTCAAATACTAATGTGTTAGCTACTTGAGAAATATAACTCTTAAGCGCAATTAACAATCTACGAACGTTAACACGATCAAGAGCAGAAGCTTGAGTTTGTAATGTTTTCTGACCGTATACTACTACTCCAGTTCCTGGGAAGGTAGCAATTGGATTTACTTTACCTTGATATAAAGAATCACGAGATGATTGAGGTAATTTTTGTTCTGCGCGAACAACATTTCCTAATCCACCACGATTAATACCTGCTGGTGCAAACCATGGTTCAGCAACGCTATCATTATAAGCATATACACCTGCAATTACAGTTGAAGCTGGTACCCAAACTAAATCACCTGTTGCTGGGTCGCTCACTTGACACCATGGCCAGTAAGTAGTCGCATATGATGAATTTACTGCTGCGGCTTGGCCTGTCACTGTTGTAACGCTTGATCCATAAGGAACCATATCTGCTACAAATATATTATCTCCTCTATCTTGAGTATTTGTGATAATTGTAGACATAATTCCAGCGTAATCTGAGCGATATAAACCAGGAGTAAATAATATATTAAATTGGTAATCATCTTTATTATTTAATAAGTTAACCATATTAATATAGTCAGTGTAAAATAATCCTTGAGTATTTGTAGCGCTAATATTTTGGTAGAATTTAGCAGCTCCTCCTAAATTTGCGTCAAATGGATTACCTGTTGCTGTTCCAAAAGCACCATTATTTGCTAATGGGAGAGAAGCAGTAAATTGAGTTTTAGCTATTCCATTATTATCTAAGTAATCTGGGGTTAGTAAATTAACACTTTTAACTCTTACATATCTAGAAGCATTAACATAACTTCCACTATATTCCATTTGGTTAGTAGATGGATTATAATTTATTGTAGAATCACCTAATAATTTAGAAATAAAGTTGCTTGATTTAGGGTCTAATGATAAGTTAGTCCATGTTTCTAATACAATAGGACTATTTGTAGTATCATTACCTTGTCTAATTAATAAATCAAATGTTCCAGTTGAAGTATCAGGATTAACTACTTGCCATCTTACATTGTCTGTTGATCCACTTGGTAATGCTCCTGCTGAGTCGGGTGTGCCATCACTATTCATTATAGTACCTTCAGAAATAGTTTCTAAAGTAAATGATGCTGTGTAATTACCCACTGTTCCTCCTCCAAAAACAGTATATGGAGTCCAGCTTCCTAATCTAGTAGTATTCCAGTTTGAAGCAGAAGCAAACACATATATTCCATTATATGTTGAAACTTGAGATATAGATGAAGATACTGTTAAAACTTCAGCATTACTACTTGCTGATAATCCATGGTATGCTACTGTGGCATTTATTTTAGCTGATGCTGATGCTGCTGTATTTGCTGATGATGAACCACTAGGAAAGAAAAAATATTGGGCATTTGGAGTAATTTTATCAGAGACATTCCCTGAAGAAGTAGGTATAAAGATATACTGTACTGATGGAGATGATCCACTATTTGAAAATATACCAAATGCAGTTTGATTAGCAACTACTGTTGTTATTGTTACACTAGCTGTTGATCTAGCAGCTCCAGTTACTAAAGCACTATTCACAGATGCTGTAGCTGGAGTCCAATTTGATGCATCACGTACTGTTCTAGCTACTAATAATGATCTTCCACCATTTTGGAAATAATTATATGCTGCTATTGAAGTGAAATAAGTATAAGTATTACTAGCACTTATAATAGTAGTTCCAAATTTATTAACGAAATCACTATATGAAGTAACTACGGTAGGAATTTCTACAGGTCCTTTAACTGTTGGACCTATAAGAGCGGCTCCTACAGACACTGGTCCTGAAGTTACAAATGATGAATCATTTTCTCTTGCTAAGACACCTGGGGATATTAAAGTTTCTACTGCCATGTTTTTAGATGTGTTTTATTTTAGTTATAAATATCTTAGGGAGTGTCGAAATTACGGAACAGGGATAAATTCTCCTTTCTCTAAATCAATACTTCCATCTCCATATTTTTGTTGGAGTTGTTTACCTATTTGCTCTTCTGTTTCAATTTGATTTTGAAGAGTTTGTTTTAATTTT